CGAACTCCGAGTACACGCCGGAGCCAGGCGACGTCTCGATGAACACGCCGTTGTAGTAGCTCAGCGCAACGCTTGCGGGAAGCTGGATCGACTGGCCGGCCACGCCTGTCGTCTTGATCTCGGCGCCGCTCGTGTCGAACGGGCTCATCCAGGCGCCTTGAACGACCAGGTTGCCCAGCTTCGGAATCTGCGTGAGACTGCCTTCCTTGCCAACGACTTCGATCCACCCGACGATGTCCGGATTCGCGGCCGTCGCGGTGATGCCACCCAGCGCGCCCGCGGCATAGACGCCGGCGCCACCCGACACGTTGCGCACCTTCAGGAACCCGCTCGCTGGCATCGCGGCGCCGGCGGCCGTGGGCGTCGTGTTGATGGCCGACCACACGCCGAGCAGCTCCGACGTCACGCTGCCTTGCGTGATGGCCGTGCTGGCGATCGGCACGGTTCCTGAGCCGCCGGTGAATGGGATCAGCCGCACCTTCGTGCCGTCGACCTTCAGCGTGCCGCCCAGCGTGGCGCTGATCGTGATCGTGCCGAGCGCGCCCGTCGTCGGAGACTGGTTCAAGCCGTAGCGTGAATCGCAATCGCAGATGAGCGTGCCGCCGTTGATGTTGTAGCTGTCGGCGCCGGCCTTGCCGAGGAATGACGTGACGCTGGCGACCGTCGTGACGGTGAAAGTTGTCATCGCGTCAGGCGTTGTTCAAACGAACGGTCGACTGGCCGATCGAGAACGCGCCGGCGGTCGACGTGACGACCTGGCCGAACACGAGGCTCATGACCAGCCGCGCGCCGACGTAGTACGTCGCGCCGTCAGCGCTGATCGTTGACGTTGGCCAGGTCGTGGCCGCGAACACTGCGTTCACCTGATCCTCCGTCTCGGCGATCAGGCAATCGACTAAGTTGCCGCCCAGCGTGTAGCCCGTTCCTTCGATCTCGAATTGCGCCACGTCCGAGTAGGCGCCGTGTTGGCTGTCGGCCTCATAGCCGCGCGTCAGCATCACGCGCACCTCGTCGGTTTCCAGGTTGATCTGTTGCTGGAACAGCGCCAGCCAAAACGGCGTGTGGATGACGGCCATGGTCATTGCGTTTCGTCCTCGTCAATCGGCACTTCGTCGATGGCGTTCACGAGGCCAGTCACCGGATCCCGGTCGACGACCTTGCGCGTGCGCACCGTGTTGCCGTAGTTGTGGATCACGGCCGGCGCTGCCGGCTCGCGAGCGTTCGGGAATGCCGCCTTGTACGCGCCGAGCATGCCCGGCAACGCGGTGCCCAGCACCTCGAAGGCGTCGCGCAGGCCAGACGTTGCGCCCGGCGCCGCCGGCGGCACCACGTCGTCGCCTTCGCCGGCGTGATCCGTCGAGATCGAGCCCGGCTTCGGCGCCGTCGGCGTGACCACGCCGGTCGTGTCCGGAAGCCCGAGTTTCTTCTCGCGCAGCATGTCCGTCTGGCGCGCGTTGTCGACGTCGATGGGGTCGTCGCCCGCTTCGCCAATGACGTCCGAGCGCGAACGGAAGCCGGCCTGCACTTCGAGGATCTTGCCTTGCGGATCTTGCACCGGATGGATGTACTCGAAGCCGTGCGGCGCGTGGGTGCAGCGGTTCACCGCGTCGAGTTCACCGGGACGCACGATGCCCGCGAGCACCGCGGCCACGCCCCAGGCCTCGACGACACGCTGGCAGAACATGGGGATCAGGATCTGCCACTGCTTTTGCGCGGCCAGGCGCCGGAATTCCTGCATCACGACGCGCAGCGTGCGGTCGCTGACGTTGCGGATGTCGCCGGACAGCAGCTCGTAGGGCATGCCCACGCCCGCGGCTGTGCCCAGGTGGTTCGTGCGGATGTAATCGCTGTACGTCGTGCCGGCCTCGGGCGGGTTCGAGAACTTGACGTCCGAGCCCGGGTCGAGTTCCTGGCTCATGCCGGCCTGCAGCGTCTGCACCGGCGCGCCGTCTTTGTCGTACCAGGTGGGCAGACCGGTGTCAGGGTCGATCAGCGCCTCGTCCAGATCCTTCGGCAGCGCGCGCGTGACGAACATCGTGAACAGGTTCGCGATTTTCTGGCGGTCGAGCGTGACGTCCTCGAAGTCGCCAGTCGAGCGCAGGCGAATCAAGATCGAGGCGAGCTGGCTGACGCCGCGCACCTGGCCCGCGCGCTTCGCCTCGAACACATGACAGACGTTCTCGGCCGGGATGCGCACGAGCTGGCCAGGAAGCGGCGCGTTGAGCATCCGGTCGCCTGGGTGTTGCGTCCAGAACCAGTAGGCCGAGCGCTCGCCGTTGTCGTCGAACTCGATGCCCTGACGCATGTAGTGGCCGACGGGCATGCCGGGCCACTGAGTCGTGTCCAGGTACGGGCAGTAATCGCTCTCGATGACCTGGACGACGACCGGCACCCTGCGCCGTGTCGACACGGGCCGCGTGCGCAGCACGCCGAACACCTCGCCGCTCTCGAACAGCTCGCGCACCGCGACCGTCTGCAGCGCGAAGTACGACAGGGCACCGTCCGAGTCCGCGACCTTGCACCAGTCGTTGAACGCGTCGGTCACGGCCTTGCGGCGGCTGTCGCTCGCGATGTTGTCGAAGCGCACCTTGACGCCAATGCCCACGAGCGTCGTCGCCCACTTCGTGACGATCGCCTCGCCCGACCAGTCATTGCGGGTCGCGTCGCGCGCGCGGTCGCGCATCTTCGTCGACCCCTCGTTCGCACGATTCGGGCCACTCGCCGGCGGGTTCCAGCTGGAAATCCGGCGGCCATACCCGGCGGCGTCGTAGCGGTTCACCACGGGCTTGGAGTGCGCGGTGCCTTCCATCGGCGCGAGCTCGTTGGCGCGGGCGCGCAGACGCGCCGCAGCGCGCTGATCCTTCTCGGTTTGGGGCAGCCGCGGGCGGCCAGGCGCGCCCATCACCAGTTACCCCGACCGCTGCCGCCGTAGGGCCAGTCGTTGTACTCTCGGCCGCCATAGCGCAGCAGGGTGCGCCGCGGCCGCGGCCGCGTGCCGCTGACGTCCGCCATCGCCGCCGCGAGATCGTTCGTCACGATCGTGCGTGCCGCCTCGAGTTCCGCGATCGAACGGTAGGTGATGGATTCGCCGGAGATCACCGTCTGCTTTTCGCCGGTGGCGATTGCGTCGTTGATCGCGGCAAGGTTGGCTTGGAGCCGGGTGATGTCGTCTTGGGTCGCCATGGCCGAGATAATAGCGACAAAAATTACGCTCGAAAAAGCAATTTATTTCCAAAATAACTTAGAATAATGGCCATGAATAACCGAAAAACCGGCCCAAAGCTCGAAAAAGGCGTCGATCAGGTGCAGCGTCTCGCTGTGACGATCGACGACACGGCAACCCGAATGCTGGACGTCGCTGGCCGCGGCAATATCAGCGCGGGCATTCGCCACGCGGCGAGATTCTGGTACGCCCAGTATCAGCTCGGCCGCGCCAAGCCCGTCGACGAGAAACCGGCCATTGACGGCCCGTTTAAAACCCCCTAGTCTGGCCACTTCGCATGTTGTCCCTTCGAGCCCGCCTTGCGCGGGCTCTCTTTCGTGCGCCCAATGCAAAACGCCCCGCAAGTCCAAAGACGGCGCGGGGCGTTAGGGATCGAGTCGATCAACCAGGCTGGAGGGCCTCACCGGATGGCCGCAAGCGGATTAGGTGAGGCGCCAGTCTATCACGCTTTCGGGCGCAGGTTGAAGGTCACCGACAAGTTGACGCTGGTGAGCGACTGGATCTCGTCGCCGGCCCAGGTGCCGCCCAGCGAGCCGGCGATGTCGGCGCGGATCACCTGGTTCTCGTCGGGCTCGGGCAGCAGGTCGACGTAGGCCTTGGCGGCGGCCGTGACGAGTGGCGCGTCGACCGCGTGCGGCGGCTGCGTCTTCACAAGCGAGTCGAGCTGTTCCTGGACGGCGGCGAGGACGGCGGCCTTCGAGGCGCCGCTGGTGCGAAAGGAAAAGGACATGGTGATCTCCAGTTGTGGAGCGGCGATTCTAAAGCCCGGTTGCCATTCCGCTACGACGTTTCAGCTTCTTCGGTTCTGGGGGTGTGGCTGACGGCTCGATGTAGCCCACGAGCTCGTTGTCGCGCATCGCGACGCGCTGCTCGCGCGTGATGACCTCGGTGTTCCGATCGATCGGCAACGCCCAGCCTGGCGGCTTCTCCCAGAACCGTGGCTTGTCCAGCCCTGTCGCGACCTTCAGGAACCGGATGTAGTAGCCCAAGTCAAACGCTTCGTTGCGCGCGCGGATCTGCGTCCAGGTGCCGTCTTTATTGCGCACCTCGGCATGCAGCTCTTCGAACATGGCCGCGGGCCACCAAGCCGGAATGTGGATGAACCCGGGGCCCGGATCCGTGCGACGCAGCGCGCCGTCGAACGAGTCCTTCAGCAAGTTGGAGTTCAGCAGGTAGAGCGGCACGTCGGCGCGCCCGGTCTTGTTGCCGACCATCGTCTCGCGGAACGGCCACTCGGCGTCCGTGCCGACGCCCTTGATGAGCCTGACACGGTTGTGCATGCCCTCGGCGCGCAGCCGCCGCAGCCACGCGTACGCGTTCATCGTGACGCCCTCGTTGGTCTTGCCACCGTTCGATGCCTTGCGGTTCTCGCCGCCCGTGTCGACGGCCGTGAGGTGCACGCGGATTTCGCGGTCGCTGCCGGCGATGCGGTAGGTCGAGCGCAGCACGCGCTCGGTGAGCACGTCCCAATCCTCCGGGTAGATCGCGGGCTCGACCGCGTGGAAGCCGCCGCCTTCGCGCGGCCGCCGCGAGTCGATGATCGTGTACCGGTCGATGGGCCATTCCTCGCCGCCTTCGCCGATCGCGCTCGCCTGCACGATGAACCGGGCATTCTTGCCGCCCTGCACGTCGACGCTGGCCAGGACGCACCTGGTCTGCTCGGGGCAAACGAATTGCTTCAGGTCGTCTTCCTTGCGATCCTCAGGCCCGCTGGCGGTGCGCCGATCGAGCAACGCGCGCGGCGTGTACGGCATACCCTGGTCAGTATTGACCGTCGTCTGCCAGCTCTTCTCTTCGCCGGTGTTGGCGTAGTCCAGGATCGCCTGCAATTGCTTGCGGATCATGTCCGGCCAGGTGTTGTACGCCGCGGCCACGCCGCCCAGCCAGAACGACGCGATCGACGTCTGGCGTGCGTGCGTGGTGTCGACCTCGTGGCCGACGATCTGGCCGCCTTCGGGCACCCACAAGCCGGACGCGTTCATGCGCCCTTTCCATTCCTCGTCGATCTCGCTGCCGCACGTCGGGCAGACCACCCGGGCATACTGCGCGGCCATTTTGCTGATGTTGATCTTTCGAATATCTCGGATCAGCTCTTCGTCGCTCGGCAACCGGAACAACGACATCCCCGGCTTGGCCTCGAAATGGTCGTAGCAGTGTGGGCATTTCCAGTACCACCGACGCAGATCGCCCCGGTTGTAGAGCCCGAGAATCCCCTTGCACGGCGGCGCTTCGTGCGGCGTCACGGGTTTCCAATTCGGATCCGTAATCGGCCGGCCTGGCGATGATTCCGCGCAGATCATCCCGCGGCTCATGAACGTGCGCGTGCGCGCGCTGCCTAGGCCCCACGCATCGCCCTCGCCGTCGATGTTGTCGTCGATCCGATCGTAGTCGGTGATGAACACGTAGCGGTAGCTGGTTGACGAGAGATTGCCGACTGTCGGCCACGCGATCCGGAGCCACATGCCGTGCTTGAACTGCTTGTCGTGCAAATTGTCATCACGCGAGCTCGGGCCGCGAAGCTTGTAGATATTCGGGCTGTGCTTGATCGCTCGATCGATCCGCTGCTTCGAATACTCTCGAGCCTTGTCCTGCGTCATCTGCACGATAAGGAAGTCGCCGGGGTCGTTCACGACCGCGTGCGCGAGCCAGCCTTCTCCCAGCGCGGCCGTCTTGCCCTGCTGCGAGCCGCCGACGTAGACGACGCCCACGTGGCGCCGCGAGCCCAGCATGTCCATCGGCTCGACCATGTACGGCGTCTCGGCCAAACTGTAGGGCCCGCTGCCGCCTCCGGGACGGCTGATGACCAGGTTGCGCGCGGCGCCGAGCGACACGGGCATCCGGCCCGGCGGCCGCAGCGCTTCGAAGCCGCTGCAGACGTCGCGCATCGCCTGTTCGAAGTCCACGCTCACAGGCCCAGCCTCGTCATCGCCTGCAGCTCGTTCGCGAGCACGCTCAGCGCCTCGTCCAGCGCTATCGCGACCTGCTCTACGACCTCCGGCTTGACGCCGTACGTGCGCTCGAGCACGTCGGGCACCGATCGCACCGTCTGGACGAACATTTGCATCGCCGTGGCCGCCGCTGCTTGCACCGAGATCCGCTCCACCAACGCACCGCGCTCTCGTTCGTACTCGAGCTGCTTCAGGCCGGCCTTGGCTTCCATGTCCAAGGTCTTCGCGGCATCGAAGCGCGACGCGATCGACGTCCCGCCGTCAACGTCCTCGCCGTCGTGTGCCGCTGTTCTGCGCCTTCCCGCGCCT